TTCTGATTGAGTAGGAACTTTCAATCCCATTAAGTCCATAACTTGAGGAACTAGAAGTGACTTAAACTCTGGAGCGACTTGTAGCATGTTCACAAGGTTATTCATTGTCACACCAACATCCATTTCTTCGTTGGTTACAAAGAATTTAGCGTCAATTCCTTTCACAATAATGTCATGAAGTACCTCTACTGTGATGTCTTCATCTTTCGCTAGTGTCTCCTCTGCTGCAGTGAATGCTTGATTAAGCTCATCTGTTGTAGGAACAATTCCCTCTTTCCATAATTTCTCTACTTCTTCTATTGCCTTTGAAGCCACAATCCTTTCTCTTAATTCCTTAGCATTATCAAATATTCCTAGTACTTTTGCGTCTTTACCTTTTTTGATTCCTTTAGCAACGATTGGCAAAGCATGTCGGTTGTACCATCTTTGTAGAAATGATCCTAGTGATTCTTTTACAATAGTGAAAGCGTCTTTTGTGTTTCTGTCTTGAATTGCTGCGCCTGTTGCTGTTGTTGAAGCTGGTAGTGGTGTTCCTGTTACTACATCAAGAGCTGATGTTACTCTCTGAGCCCATGAAACGACATTTTCCTCGTCTGCGTATGAAGCCTGAGAAGCTTCCTGCATAACAAGTTGCTCTATGTCATCCATTGATTTTACTTTCACTACCCCATTAGCTGAAAGCCTTTGAAGCTGTCGCGGTGATATTCCAGAACCTGAACGAACTTTAAATATACCTAGCTGTGAAACGTATGATCGGTTTATTCTGATGTTTACTATTGTATTAATCCACAACTGAAGCATCATTACCTTTTCTGTAGGACCAACTCCATACCAACGACCTGGAACTTTCATGTATCGAGCTTCTTCATATGGCTTTATAACCTTACCCTCTTTGTCTTTGTTTACATTCTGCTCAATTAAATGAACCACCGAATTGCCTTTACCTCTTATACCTGAAACAACAATATGACCATCCACTTCTGTGTCCTTATCTTTTGCTTCGCCTGTAATAAGTGACTTAGGGATCTTACCCCACATTTCAAACACCTCAATTCCTTTTGTTGTTACTGAGCGAGATGACATATCCATTTTAGGATCGTTAGGGTTTAAGCCAGTTTGCGGTTCTGCGTCTTCTGTATTAATCCAGCCTGTCATTGCCATTATGTTCTGTTTATTCATCACAGCTCTTTCTGTGAATCTATATGCTGATTGGATATCATCTGCTGTTGGATCAATGTACACATTCAAAAGGTCTACTGTTCTTCTCTCAACAGTAGGTTTTCCATTTTCATCTTTCCCCTCCCATGTTTTCCATACTGTTGTACCGTCAATACAGAAAGGTGTAATTGTTTCGTTTAGTTCTTCCCCGAAATATGTGTCTTCCATCCATTCATGAGTTGCTGTTCTTAGAATATCTGTAATAGCATACCCATCTTTATGCTTTGATCGGAAATTCATGTCTTTTGCATCAAGATCTACAAGTTTTCTTGTTGCATCAACAATATTAGCTGATAACGGAACCCATATCTTTTTCCTTCCTGTTGTTGGATCAATTTCTTCATCAAAAATACCCCAGTAATTTTTACGAAGGGTTCTAATAAGTGGTCGCATGGCGAAAGCAACCTTTTCAGTAATAAAAGTTACGCCATCTTCATAATTATCAATTTCGTCTTTAACGATTGCAATTGCTTGTGACTCAATGTCACTTTTGCTTAGTTTACCTTTTTCTGCCATATGGTGTAATTATATCACGAATTAACTGTACATGTTAGTATACAGTGAAAATTCCTCAAAATCTTCTTCCCCCATTGAGCCATGATGAATATTCATACCATATCTTATAGCGTCCATTGCGTGATCTAATCCCCCTACAGGTTCATTGATTATCTTTCCATCTTTATCTTCCATCCACATATAGTTTCTATATTCTTTAAGGACATTCACTGATCTTTTCGTAACGGACATTTTTTGTCCTTGAACGTACTGTATACCTTGCACAATAGAACCTTGTCCTTTAACTGTTGGCTGACAGTTAATTCCATATAGTTTCAACTCATCAATAGATTTAGGCTCTGCACTATCTGCAATTACAAGCACGTCTTTTTCTGTCTGCAAAATAGTATCTGCTATTTGTTTGTTGTGCATTCCCTTTTTGTACACAAGCTCATCAATAATATATCCGCCATTATAATAGTAAATATCAACAATAGCTGTTGGATCATTAGAATACCCAAAGTCTAACCCTCTCCTCTCAAGCCTAGCTTCATGTGGTATTTCATCAATAATAGCCCAATCTTTGTATATCTTTCCTTCTATTTCTCCTATAAGACCTTCTCCATATACTCTCCACCAGTTTTTATAGCCTTTTCTTGACTCTAGTTCTTTAACAATAGCGTCTGATAATCCTTCATTATCCCTGTAAGTGAGAATAGTGAAGTCCACATTATCTTTCCCCTTGAGATCAGTATGCGCCCAAAACTCTGCAACAGGGTTGTAATCTATATAAACTTCTTTGTTTGTCCTAATAGCAAGCTGTGTATAAGTCTCAAAAGGGATATTGTTTGCCTCGTTAATAAAAAGCACTTCACGTCTTGGGCCTCTAACCTTTCCAGGATTATCTGCTGAGAAAAACTCTAACTGTGTCCCTGTTTCAAATGTATAGATGTTATCTGTTCTATTCCATAGGCTCTCTTTGAAATACCCATGAGCTTTCATTATGTTAAGAAAGTCACGAATAGCCCCACGTTTTAAGTGAGGCATTGATTCAGACACTACAGAGATAAGTTCTTTATCTGTAGTTTTATTTGACTGAGCTCTATCAATAAGAATTAAGAGAATGGCGATAGTTTTACCTGCTGAAGATCCCCCTTGTATTATCTTAGTTCTGCTCTTCTGATTCAGTATCTTGTCTACTGCTGTTGTCTTTTGAAACTGCATTTAATATTGGTTGTGGAATAACTACCTCATGTTTATTCTCTGTGTCTTGTTTAGGATTACCTTCTGCCATCTTCCAAATGATCTCTTTTGGTATTCCCTCTAAAAAAGCCTGTCTCTCTTCTTCTGATTGCTTAGAGAGTAACTCTCTTGCATATTCTTTCATAGTCTTACCTTTTGGTCTCCCTTTAGGGTTGCCGCTCTGCCCTTTTTTCCATAACCAGGGTTTCTCACTGTTTTGTATTTGTTTATCAGATTCATTCATTACAACAATATAATACTACTTATCCTCCTTCTTGTCAGTAGGATCTTCCTTTTTCTCCTCTTGCTTAGGTGCATTTTGAGCAATAATTGCTTGTATTTTTGCTTGAATAGTTACATATGCTGTAGCTTCTTGCCCTGAAAGATTAATTCTTGAAAGAAATGCTTGAATTGCTACCAAGTCATTTACTGTTAGTTCTACTTTTACCTCCTCTTTTGTTTCTTTTGTCATGTTTATTTTTTAATTTCTAAACTCTTTTGTAATTTATTTTTTATCATCTGCTGACACCCTGTGCAAATAATATGAGCTGGGTTCATAGATGTTCCACATTCTCTGCCGTTTATTATCCTTGTGCATGATGCTAACGGATATTCATTTTTTCCAATTTTGATTGTGTTCATGTTTAAATCTTTCTAATATTATCCACCAGTACCCTTTACTACATATCTGACATTGGCTCTGAATAGAACAAATCTTTATGTATTTATTCCCACAATAACACGTTTGTATCGTGCTTTTTAGTTTATATGTAGTGAAGTCATCCTCCATATTATAAACCAATCTCTTTCACATCATCTATGCTTCGGACAACATAGTATTCTGCTCCTTGCTCATCGCATTTTTTCTTAAATTCTTTCTGATTTGCTGACAATCGACCTTTAGATGTCTTAACTTCCAATCCTATAAAGAAAGGGCCGTTGATTACAATAATATCTGGTGTGCCGTTCATATGATACTTTGGCATGGTCATAGGTCTGTTTGTTGCCTTATTCCATATAGGGTTACTATTGTTTCTCCAAAAGAAATGTCTTTTGAGAGCTAAGTAATCGCATATTGCGTTTTGTATTTGTCCTTCAGGTGTTGCCATGACTATAGTTTTTGATGAAATTCTCTTAAATCTACAAAAGAAATTTTATTCCGACAAGATGTGGGTCTATAAATTACTATAGCCGAAGCAAAGGGTGCTGTAGTTTTCTTTCCTCCGAATTTAACCCGTCCTCTAAAAAACCATATCTCATCAGCATATTTACTGATATTCGTATGCCAATAACTTCTATCTGTAGCAGATACTATGAGACATACCACCACGGCATTGTTACTTGAAGATTCTATGCGTGCTTTTTCTAACCATTCAGCAGTATGTCCTCCATACGGAGGATTCATAAAGACAATTTCATTCTCCCATGATTGAGACAGTCCATCTTCCTTATCAGTATAAAATTTTGAACACTTTGCCGTATCTTTTGTGCAACAAGGATCAAGGGTGAAATCAAAAATATTATCCAAATAGTCAAATAATTTTTGAGGCGTTGACCATTCATTGCTTTTTGAACTAACCATTGATTTTATAAGAGTCATATATTTTATTTAATCTATCCCTTTTGTCCTTTAGATTTACCGCTTTACTAAACTGTTTAAGCTCGCTATCGGACATTCTATTAAGCATCACCCAATCTAATTTGTCCTTTATGCTGGCTTCTATTCGATGATGGTATTCACACACTGGCAGGATTCCAAACTTATGATCTGTCCTTTTTCCTTGCCAAGTAAAGTTGTGATGAAACTGAATCACTCCACTGCAATTCTCATCTGCTACACAGCATTTCTGGTAAAAATGGTCTTGGGACATTTCATCTCTCTGCTCGGCTGGTATAGGTCTTGTCATTGAACCTCTTTTCATTCACCTATTCTACAATGTCAATGTACTGTTGTCACTTTAGTTATCCACAGACTATATTAAGTTAGCCAACTGATAAATCCCACTCCCTACTGCCATTCCAAGAACTAACAATAGTAATGCTTCTAAGAAGTTCCATGTTTTTTCTGGTTTTACTCCTTTAAAGTAGTTCATGCGTTCTTTTGATGTTTTATTTGTGTGTATCATACTAAGTTATTTAATTGATAATCTTGGCTTAATATTTTCTTCTCTAGCTCCTGCTCTCCCTCTGTATCAAGCCGTATTTGCCTATCAAGATATATAGCGTCTTTGAGTAGGTTTTCTACCATCACCGCGCTGATATCTTCATTGTTTGCAATGAGTGGGTATTTATCTTTAAGTAAAGCACGTATGGCCTTGTATCGGTTTTTTACAAGGCGTGATTCTGGTAAAAACATGTAGAGCTTTTCTCTTCGTTGTCTCCAGTATGTTACGTTTTGTTTACTTCTTCTGTTCATTATCTATATAATTACCCTTTAGGTTTTCAAGTAAATTCCTCAAATATTTCTCAGAACCAAGTTCATCAATCAATTTAACCCCAACCTTAATCCAATCCTCCTCGCTCACTAAAAGGTCATGTTTTTCGGAAAGCATTGGGTGTATCTCTATACAATAAAAAGGGTTTGAGAAAATTCTTGATACACTATCTCCTGTTTCTTTGCTCATATTAGTTCTTGATTAAAAATTATTCCTCGCTTCATTATCTGCTACTTCTAACAGTGAGTTGATTGCTGATGACCTTGCTCGGTTAGATTTCATCTTCACCTTGTTTGTCTCCATTGCTATGCCATCATCTGATGCCTCAAACTCTCTCTCAACAGCTCTATCACTTTTAAACTTCCCTCTGTTGGCTTTGTAATGCTCTGCACGAATCTTTATGTATCTAGCTTGTGTTTCGGACAATGTCGCAAAGAATACAGCCAACTGATACTTCTCATACGCTAATTGATGAGGGGTTAGTGTGTTGTAGTCATCTGACCGTCCACATTCTGGGCATACATTACTCATTTCAATTCCTCTAAATAATAACTAGCTTCTTCATAGAAGTCCTGTAAGAGAATACTTTTCTCCATGAACTCCTTTTCGCTTGATAACCCCCAGCCTTTTACCCTCATAAGATGCTCTACAACATACTTGAGAGGGTTGTTCTTGGCTTCTGGGTATTTATTAAGCAATCCTTGTGGTGTCATGTTAAAAACCTATTTCTTCTGCTTCGATCGGCTGTTCGTTGTATTCTGCTTGTGCTTGGTGATCGTTTACTGGCTGTTCTGTCTTTGGCTTCCATGTATTGAGTTGGGTATAAAGCACTCCTTTTTGCGACACTTTAAGATCGAGGTTTACCCATCCGTTTTGCTGGTGTTCGTTCAAGAACTTAATAAACTCATCGACCTTTACTGATATTTTTCCTTTAACGAAATCAGGTACATTCTCTCCTGGTCGTTTAACTATGAATCCTTCGGGGAATATTGCTTCTTTTTTTTCTTCCATTTTAGAACGGCTCTAAACCGTATTTATTTATTAACTCATAACGCTTTTTCGTTATGTCGCCACAAACTGTAAGGATAAGTTGTTTGTTTATCTTTAACCTAC